TGCCGAAGCCGGGGCAATGCTCTGGGTCCTGATGCGCCTTGACGCGCTTTGCTTGGGCGTTGTACCAGTCCTGTGCTTCCTTGCTCAGGTGTTCCCAGTCGTTATCTGACGCTTTGGACACGGCCAGCACAAGGCGCCGCAGGTAATGGCCGTCAGGCTCGCCCTCAGCTTGTGGCAGAAACTCAGCGCCGGCCGCTTCAATCAGTTCGCTGTAGATTGTGGTCAAGATTGCATCTCCTGTTTCTTCCTGCCGATCAGGCTTACGAGCAGGTTGCATTGGGTTGGTGTGAAGGTCTCGTGTCCCGGCCAGTTATCCTCGATCAAGTTCAGGACCTCAATCATCGGTACGTGGGTCTTCTCGTAGACCTCATCTATCATCTCGGGGAGCGTCACGCGCGCCTCGGTTCTTTTGGCGGGTGAGTCCCGTACTTGGCGATGAACTCGTCTGCCATACGGAAGGGGCAGGACTCGCCGTGCTTGTAGATGGGATTGAAACACAGGATGCACTCGCCACCTTGAAGCGGGTTCTCGCGCATTTCCGGCTCAATTTCGCGCAGAATCCTCACGATTGCTTCAGCGTCTGCTTGTCTGTTGGTTGCGTACAATGTTCCTCCTTTTGAGTCCTGTTAAGGATGGTTATCAGAGGCAGGATGCCCAACCGGCATGCACAGGCCGGGCACTGCTCTGGAGAGTCGCCAATCGCATCACAATCAGCGCATAGGTAGGCATTGCGGAGGTTAACGTGCATGGCTCACCAGCCAGTGGGTCAGGAGCATGATGGGGTGATGCAACTCCCACAAGCCCCAGATTACGAGTCCTGCCAGGACCCCCATCGCCAGTGCGTTACGGACGCCGGTGAAGAAAGCAATGCCGTCGTCGTTCCGCAACTCGCTTACGTTCGGCCCCTCGCCGAGGACGTTGGCATGTGGATATTCGGGAGCGTGATAGGTGCCCATAGCGTCAAAATCGTAATTGCTCATGACTTCGTTCGTGATCCGTTCTGTTTCGGTCATCTCAAGACCCCTTTCTGTGAACAGGATTATTAAACCACCACTCGCCGGGTTTATCAACATAAATATCACGCGGTTATTAAACTTTTCTGTTGACATGCGCACTGAGGGTGCTATTCTGCGCTTATCAACTAAACGGTTGTTGGTTGATGGGCGCTTGGAGGCGCAAGACAATGTACGGAATCTTGATAGCAATCGGCGAAGAGAGCGGTTTTCAGATCGTTGGAGAAGTCGATTCCATTGAAGAGGCTAACGCGCTGGCAAGTGAGTACCTCGCCATCGGTCCGGATGCTTCATATGTTGCGCCTTACCAGTTTGAAATCCATCGGCGCGGTGATGGCGGCGGATGGACCAAAATAGAGGTCCTCGCCATTCCATCTCTCTAGTTGGAGGCGTTACAGTCGCAACCGAGCCGGGCGGTATATCCCGGCACAAGAAAGGGAACCATGAACGTCGAACTCGAAATAGCCAAGAAGATCATCGCTGAAATGGAAGACACGCCAGACAAGTCGCCATCGGCCAAGAAGCACCGCGCGCGCATCGCGCTGATCGACTACCGGCTGTTTCTACTCGGCCGCAAGTCATATTCCGACCTCTGCTTAGTCAGGGCGAAGGCGATGCAAAGTGGAGTATCAGAACAGCAGTTGCTTGACGAGTCCTGCCGTATGCGGCAAATGTGGGCAGCGGGGAAACTACGCTAGAGCTTCCCGCTCTGAAGAGTCTCCCAGCGAATTGGCCGGCCATCCTCGAAGATCAGGATGAACCGGCCATAGAACTTTTCGGGAAGAATAGGCCTCAAAGCCATCGCAGCTCGCAGGATTGATTCAGCCGTCACCGGCATAGACTTTAGGGCTGACTCCTCGTCTATTCTTATGCGTCCTGTTGTCGCCATCAATTTGCCCTCACCGTAAACCCTGGAATTCCCGGCATTATAGCCAACCCTTTTGGCTTGATAGGCGCTCTTAGTTCTTGAGCTGACGGGTCAACCGTGGGACGGTCGAAAAGCAATCCACATTGCAACCCTATGAACTCGAACGGCAGTCCGCATGTCAAACAGTGTATATGTACCTCGCATGTGTAGGCTGAGGGCGTAACGTCTCCATCTTTTTTAAGGATGCGGTCAACTCTCACTTCGGCATTAAAATTCATATGCTCACACTTCGCCATTATTCTCCATCCTCCGTATCAGAATAACCTACACCGCACCGATCATTCGGATGAATGGGCGTGCAATCGTCGCCCGAAGGGAACGGCTCGTCAATCGGGATCAGGCCGACCTCAATGTTCCCCATGCACTCCTCGCAAGCATCCCCTGAGCCGATCTGCTGCTTGAACTTCTGCCCCGTGCCCTTGGCGGCCTCGTGCTTGCCGTGGTTGTAGGCGTACATGCTTTCGGTCCGGCTGATTGTCAGAGCCCGCGCCGCGCTGAAGTCCTCGCTCTGCAAGATGTTGTGCTGAAGTTCTGTCGTCGTCCATCCTTCATCGACCGACTTGCTTATCAACTCTCGCAGGTTCTCGCGTGTCGTCTCTGTGATGGCGTAGCGGGCATCAGGATTATCAACGATCTCGCCCTTGTCTGTGATGCGTTTGCCCACCAGCTCCGCGCCGCGCTCACGAGCCATCTGTCTCGCCTCGTCCAAGACTTTGGTCCATATGTCGCTGTCTTCTGCAATGCCGCGGTCAGTCAAGAACTCTGTGGCACCAGCTACTGCATCGGTTTCAAGGTAGGGCGTCACCTCCGGTATCAGGTCGCCCCAGTCCACCAGAACGTCTATCGTGTCCTGATGCTCTGGCTTCTTCTTCGCGGCCTTCGTCAGTTTCTCGACAGTGAGCGACGCCGCGACCTGCTTGCCTTTGCGCTTGAGGTAGGCCGCTAGTATCTGCTCCAGTGACTTCCCCGCTTTGCTAAAGGGCGATCGGCTTCCGTCCCGGCCTCCTTCTTCACTGACGCGTTCTTGCTGGGCTGTTGCGCACCGGTTTTTCCCGGTCCTGAATCTCCGCCAGCTCCACCCATAGCCGGTTGTGGCAGCGCGGTCTGCGCCGCCAGGACCGCCAGCGGCATCCATCCGGTGCCTGTCTTGACCATCGGCACGTCTCCGCCCTCTAAGGCGTCCAAGCCGTCCCGGTCCCGTAGTTCGTTGATCGTTCTGGAGCCAATAGATGTGTTGGCGGTGTCGATGGTGGCTTGGTCGGTTGCCGCCACTTCCTCGTTCTGGTCGAAGGCATGGCCAATGTCGTCCCATCCCCATCCGAGAAAAATCAGTCGCTCCATCAGGCTGGACCACCAGAGCATCTCTCCGTTGAGTCCTTGAGCGCGCATCTGCTCCTGAAGCTGCTCGGAGTTCGCCCGCGGCTCAGGCTCTTTGATGTATGGCTTCGGGTCGGTCCTGAATGCACGGCAAACGATGCGAGCCATCCACTCGTCATACTCGCTCTTGAGCAGGTCGCCTGCTGAACCCTTCATCTCGAAAGGCTTGCCGCCGCCAGGGATGAAACGCATCTTGGATTTGAGTTTCAGATTCCCGCTCATCAGCGCATCGAACGTCCCTTGCCAGAGCGCAATCTGTTCAGCAGTCCAGTTCTCCGGACAGCACACCATCACGTCGGGGCAGGTCCCCTCGTTCCAGAAGTTCAACATGTATATCGTCTTGCGTACCTGCTGGGTCGCCTCCATCAGGATTTGCTCGACCTCGGAGTATCCCCATATTGGATTCTGAGCCCACCGATGCCGGGGCATGTAGACGATCTCCCGCTCGGTAAAGTTGTCCATCGGGAGGCCCTTCACGCAATTTCCGCACCACGATGGCAGTCCATTCCGCCGCACATAGACAATCCCGCTAGGGACAGACGGGCACCATACCTTTCCCGAGTAGGAGATTTTCTCGGCCTTCTTAATCAGCGCTGCTGCTGTCTTTCTAACGCTCACCGTGTACTGTGAACCGCGCGTGATGATCCGTTTAACGCCGTTTTCGTTTATGGTGCTCTGGGATGGCTTTTTTCCTCGAATCGAAGCTGAGTATCCCGTCTTCTGTGCGATCTCTTGAAGTTGGTCGGCCATGCGCTTGCTGGACGTAAACATGCGCTGCCGTGACTTGTCTCCATCCCCTAGCCAGAAGTATTCCCAAAACAGTTTCAACTGCTCAACAGTCGCATTCATGATTTCATCAGGAATGAACTTGTCATTCGCGTGTCCGAAGCTCTTGAGATGCTCAACCAAAGGACGGCTATGGAGCAAGAAACTGCTTCCAACGTGGGGAATTTTACGGTTAGGAGCGATCTTTTTGAGTAGATTTTGATAGGGCTTGAATCCTCTATTCCACTTCTCCTGTGAGATGGCCACAGTGTCCCCAGTAGAAAGGTTGCATGATCCTTCGCTTAGGTATGCTCCCATAAACGAGGCGTACTCGTCTCCACTCATAAATACGGGGATTGTGTCATGTGGGCACTCTGGATGCTTCCCATCTGGGTAAAGGGTGCATGCTTTATGCGCCGTGGCAATGCACGTTCCTTCTTGATCGGCAATCGCTTGGTATGACATTCCAGTAGATCGGAGTTCCCTAAACTTGGCGTCTCTCGCTTCACGTTGACCAATCTTTGACTCGCCGAACACTTTATCTGAAATCGGCGTCCCCTCCCATCGTGACGTGATAGGAATGCGGGTTGCACCAGTGCGAGTCTCAAACAACTTGCTGGCCGTCAAGATAGCATCCCCCGAGCGGTGCGCGTGCCCACCGGCCGCATGTGGCAAACGGTCTACAAGCATCCGGTGTTCAGGAGTGACCAGCACATCAATTGTCTGGGAGTGGAAGTGATACATCTCACCGGAATAGTCCCGCACTACGAGTCCATCGGACTTCTGCCACTCAAAATCTTTTGTCTTTGGGTTTCTGGTAGCAAATTCGTCGGTTTCAGGCAGGAGCTTATCAAACTTCATCCAGCCGCGCCGCGTGAGGATTTCCGTATCGTCTGAATAGCACTGGACGTAGGCCGGGGAGGGCCAGTCAGGGATGCGACCGCGGTCGTCCACTTTTGGAACGATGGTATTCCCGTCAATACATTCCAGCGCGTAGGGCTTCGTCCCAGCCCGATTCTTCCAGATGAAGACCGTGGCGGCGTCAATGGTGTACCGCTCGCGAAAGATCATCTCCATCCACTGCGGGTAGGGTACCTTCCGGTCAGGCATCTTGAAGAAGGCGTTCAGCTCTTTGATGCGCGGATCGTCTTCGGACTTCACGCCCTTGGCTGGGCTTTTCAGGACGAACTTCCACGGCAGGCTGACCAGTTCGTCGACGCGCGCGCTCAGTTCGTTGGCAATGATTCCCGATCCCCGCACGATGCCGCGCAGCATCTCGCCCAAGACGATGTGCCGGTTGACGATCTCGAGGTTGTAGCCGGTGGGGTAGTCCCACTCGCGTACATCCAAGATCGAAGGAGGGCCGAACGGCTGGACGGGTTGATAAGGGCTGAAGCGGTTGCGCTGCTCGTCTACATCCGCGATGAAATCGGACGGAAGATCACGGTCATCTGGGCCAGGACGGTCGTTTTCCGGGTCCCGATTTGGCAGGGTAGGTCGAACGCCGCCGCGATTCCTTGCGCTCAGGAGCCCATACCGCGGATTCAGGAGCGTCATCGATCCGCCCGTAGCGTCCGGCATCTTCTGCAATGCCTTGTCGTTTAGACGTTTGCCAAAAACTGTATCGTCGTTGATCTCTGTCGGTTCGTCCCACAAGGCCATGGTGTGTGCTCCCGTGGTCTAGTGTATCAACCGATAGGGATTCCAGTTCTTTTGTGCATTTCTGGGAGGTGGCCGTTAATGCATCCGCACCCTTGGCATACCGATTCCCATAGTTTACTTCTCCGGCTTATGAATACCGTGGGGTTTGGCGGAAGAATTGGCGATTCCATGTGCTCCCGGAAATACCCAGTAAGTCTAGCCCGATCATCCATGTACGGTATCAAAAATGGACGCTCATCTTTTCCATAGAAATCTGAATACTTCATCTCTCCTCACTTTCCTTGGCACATCAGGCACTTGCATCCCGGTGCGTGGGCTGGACGGGCATAGGAATCACGGTTGTCGGCAAGACTGAGGTTTTCTGGAGTCCTGCCAAGGGTGCGCTTAGATGCGTCCGTCTTCCCGCCGCGCTGGTGGCCGCTCATGATCTTTACCTTTCCCTGTGGTTGCGCGTCCAGTGCCTTCTGGATCTCGGCAACGACTTCAGGACTCATCGGCGGTGCCTGGATGACAGTGGGAGAAGATGCAGCCCAAAGCCAATTCACGATCACTGCCGTCTGCGTCATTGATTCACTCTTGGCCCGTTTTTCAATCATTGCGGCCAGTTCATCGGGGAGGCGTATTGCAACTAGTTTGCTCATGGATGGAGTGTATAACGTTCACGATGCGTATAACAAGAGAAATCGTATAACGCTTCAGGACGCCCACGACGGACGCGCGCACTCAGGGTGCATCCGACGTATGCCCTCCTCAACCACGGTATCGCCGAGAGGTTTGCCGCAATGGTCACAGAGGTCTTGGGGAGCGAGGGCGGCCATAGCGCGGTTGTAGGCGGTCAGAGCTGGCGCTTTGACGGGTGCGGTGACGGTAGGCGCAGGTCTAAAGCCGGGAGTCTTGGGATTTGGGTCCTGATCTCCACCAGTTTGTGTGGCCGTTATGCCCTGGTAGTACTCCAGCAGCCCGGCGCCGTTCTTTGCCACCTTGGCAAACGCCAGCATGATTGCCTCAGCCCGGTCAGGCGATTTTACCCCTCTTTTTCTCATCGCTTCTTTGGACTCAATCTCAGTTTGCCCTCGGCTGTTCGGCTTCCACCGGATGCTGGCGAGCTGGGAGATGGATGTTTCGTCGTCGAGTCCTGCCAAGTCTCCGCTCTTGGCGCGCATCCGCAAGCCCCAGTACAACTCAGCTTTGAGGTTCACAAACTGCTCTTTGTCAGCCGGCGACTCGCCCACGTTGACGGCGTTGGATGGGAATCCAAGGTCTTGCAGGTGTTTGTGGAGGTAGTATCCGATGCCAGCCGAATCGACGTTGAGAGTCCCAATTCTGTCTCCATATTTCCGCAGCGCGCTCACCAGCTCTCCGCGGGGATCTGGATTGCCCCAGCCGATGATCTCAAGAATCTGGAATCCGCATCGGGCGCACATGACCGTCTCATCTTCGCCAGGGCCCGCCACGTCGATTCCGATGTCCACCTTGCCATCGTATGTCCGCGTGTCCCGTTGCGCGCGCTCCAGCCAAGCCAGGGACAGCAGGGCATCAGGACTCTGAGAGGGGAAGTCGCCCATTACTCGCGAATCCCAGCGAAAGTCTCCCGGCCCCCACTCCTCAAACCGCTCTTTGACCCACCGCCTGGTGGTCAGCCAAGGCATCACGTTCTGGTCAAGCTCTTCCTCGGTCAGGTCCATCAGGTCGCGACCGTTGGGATCACCGAGCGTTACGGTGATCGGAGCGCCTTCTGAGTCCTGAGCCTCATAGGAAAGCTTGATGCCTTTGAAGTTGGGAGTGTCGAACGCGCTGATGGTGAACGGCTGGATACTGGCGCGCTTGCTGTGGAACTCATCGTAGAAGGCACCAGATGAGATGGTGGGGTTGCCCAGCTTCAGAATGCGCACATCGCCGCCGGCCCTGATGCCCTCAATCGCTTCGATGATCTTCGGGTCAACGCCAGGAGCTTCGTCGATGATGATGAGCACGTGGTCAGCGTGGAAGCCTTGGAACTTGACACCCTCGTCCTGTTGCTGGACGGTCGTCGTGAATCCGAGCGCGTACCGCATCGGGTACTTGGTCTTATCAAACTCAAGTTTGGTGAGGTTGGCGGACGGGAAGGGATATTTGCTCTTGACGAGAGCCTTGTGGATTTCACCCCACATCAGGACCTCGACCTGCTTTTTCGTGGGTGCCGTGGTCACCACGATGGCGTTCTCGTACCGGGCCAGCCACCAAAGCGCGAGTTGCGCCGCTTCAAAAGTTTTGCCGCTGCTATGGCACGCTTTTACGTTGACCTTCGCCTGGGGCTTTGTGAGCGCCATGGCGATTTCTTTCTGCACGCTCCACAAGTCGGACCCCAGCCAATGTAGTACAAACTTGACTGGGTTCACGAGTGTACTACGGATTTTGGCCTTCTGTACTACAGTGAGCGGCTTCATTCTCCCTTGAGGATACTATCGAGCACGCTCACCTGCACTGGATTGTCTTTGTCGCCGGCCAGCGTGGTGCGGTCACCGAACTTTGCCTTGTTCGTTCCCTTCAGCAGGAAGATCAAAAGCGTATCACTGTACTCCTGGACATAGCCCACGCGCTTCCCACCCTGGTAGACCGGCTTCTTCACGCCCTCATAGGCCCTGCGCTTCGCCTCATCCTCAAGCACCGCCTCGCCCTCCACTTGGGCTTCATCCCACGCTTGCCGGAACTCCTCATCCTGCCGGCGCCACTCGTAGGCGCATGTCTTCGGTAGACGGCTCAACTTGCACGATTTACTGATGTTCCCTGTAGCTTTCAAAGCCTCAAGGAACTTCGCGCGCGTTTTAGGGGAACGTTTTGAGCGAGGTGGAGGGCCTTTTA